TGCCAGCGCAGGACCAACTTCACTTACAGAACGTGTACGTATCAATAACTATGGTAACATTGGTGTTGGAACAACTACACCGCAAGTAACACTAGATATGGGTAGCAGAACTGATGCTATTTCGTTGCCAGCAGGCACTACTGCTCAACGCCCAACAGGAGCGGCTGGTTATCTTAGATATAATTCTACAACTACAGCACCAGAATTTTATAACGGATCGAGCTGGTTGTCATTAGCGTTTCAAGCAACATTGCCAGTCACTAGTGGACTGTATGCTTGGTATGATGTTTCAACATTTTCTGGAAATACTTGGTCAGATAAATCAGGAAACGGATATAATGCTACTACATCCGGCGTAACATTGACTGCAACCAGCGGCAACGGAGCAACATTACTAACGCAGGCGTTAGGAGGAACAACTAGTTCAACAGTATTGTGGCCATCGAATGTATTACCGGCAACATACACTTTATTTCATGTAACAAGATATAGCACTAGTAATGCTACAAAAAATACTAGTGGTACTGGAGCACAACGTATATATACCGGATATGTAAACAATTGGTTGTCTGGGCACTGGGAAGGTAATCCGGCAGTAGCATATCATATGGGGTGGCTAACCGGTAGTTCGACTCCTGATGATTATGGAACAAACTGGTTTATTAGTACTGATCAAAATAGTCTTTATAGAGCAAATGGAATTACTCGAGGCACATCTGGAGCAGGCACACCGTCATATGATAGAATATGTATAAACTTAGGAGGTAGTGCAGCTAATGAACCTTCAAACTTTCAATTAGCAGAATGTATTGTTTATAATAGAACTTTATCAAGCGCAGAGTACGCACAAGTTGAAGCATATCTTGCTTCAAAATACGGAATAACATTAAATCAATAATATGAATAATAAATCTTATACGTATCACGATTATTTGAATGCTGAAAATAAAGAAATATTTTTGGCAGAAGCTCTTGCTGGCAGAACAGAATCTCGTAAACAAATGTATCTCGACGGGTTAAATTCTACAGCTAATATTTTGAGGCAGCAAGAATATCCCAGTATACAAGAACAGTTAGATGATTTATTTCATCAAGGCGCATTTAGTCCAGAAATGACAGCACGTATTCAAGCTGTAAAAGATAAATTTCCTAAAAGTTAAATAGAACATGGCACGATATAATACAATAAGTTCAACAAATTCAGTAACAGGCGGTAGTACAATCACCACTCCTGCTAGCGGTTTGTTGACTACACTAACTGGATCAGGCACGGTAACAATACCTAATCCAGTATATTATACTGGGCAAAATCAAAGTTTTTATAATAGTACTGCTAGTGCTATAACATTGTCAACTCCAAGCGGAATATTTAATGGCCCAGGTGCTGGAGCATCTAGTACACTGTCGTTAGCTGCCGGAGCAATTGTCACAATAGTCAGTGATGGTACAAACTATATTGCACAAGATTGGTTAGGAGGTGTAGTTGTAACCACTGCTATTACTGCTAGTTCTGGTACTCTTAATAGTGTTAATATCGGAGCCACAACACCAGGCACAGGTGCATTCACTACGTTGTCAGCAAGCAGTACTACAACACTAGCTGGAGGAAGTGCTAGCGGTATATTTACATTCAGTAGTCTTCAAACCAGTAATGCATCTAACAATGGTGCAGTTGTAATTACTGGCGGGCTCGGAGTTGGCGGCTCTCAATATACTGGCGGAACAATTAACGGCAGTAACGGCATATATGTTGGTAAAAACTATTCAGGACTTGGTGCAGGCAATGCTCTAGCAACATTTTACGGAGTAGATAGCGGCGTAAGCAATACTGGTATTAGTATTACAACAAAAGGTTCTACTAGTTTGTATGACACTGGATCATATCCGTTACAAGTTTGGGTAAATGGTACAGCAATCGCTAGCTTTAGAGGCGATGGTAATGTTGGTATAGGTACGACAAGTCCTAGCGATTTATTCACAATAGATAACGGCAGTGCAAGTAATACAACTGGTCTTACTCTTGCAAGTAGTGGAACAACTGATGCTAGGATTTATGCTAATGGCGGTAATTTAGTATTCAATAGTTTAAGAACTAATCCAATATATTGGCAAATTAATAGTAGTACCCAGATGACGTTAAGCGGTAGTGGATCCTTAGGTATAGGAAATACTACACCTGGATATAAGTTAGATGTTGGTATACTTAGCGGCAGTCCTCAAAGTGCTACAGCCGGAGCTAGCGGATCTATAAGAAACTCTAGTCCAGCAGATAGTTCTCCTTACACCCAAGCACGTATCACAATCTACGGAGATACTTCTGTAGATACTGGAAATTGGGCATATTTAGGCTATGGGTCCGATGCTGTTATGAGAATAGTCTTTGCTAAAACAGGATCTACAGCCGGACAACTTAGTTTTGGCACAAGTAGTGCAACTAATGGTACCGGTACATATACAGAATTTTTAAGGATGAATAATAGTGGACAACTTGGAATAGGAAAAACTCCAAGTTATCCTTTGCATGTTAATGGAACTATTGCAGGCACTGCAATTTTAACAGGTGACATTGAAATGAACAATACTGATCCTAATTTGCCTGCAAATGAAGTAGACGGAACAAAAGGTCATTGGGTTTTGCAAGAAGGTGATGAAAATTTATTTTTAATTAATAGAATCACCGGAAAAAAATATAAATTTAATATAACGGAGGTGATTTAATGTCATTTTTAGGAGACGATGGCGGCTATTCACTGCATGGATGGAGTGGCGATAATCATCATAGAGCAAATTTTAGAGGAACATTTGATGCAACTGGTGCTTCTCCTTCGGCTAGCGATCTTTGTACTTTTCGAGAATATGCTGGTGGTAGCACAACTAACAGTCCCTTTCAATTTATGCAAGGCGGTACTAGCCAGATTTTTACAGTAACATTAGGTGCTACAAGTTGGATTAAAACTAACTTAGGTATAGGTACCCAAAGTCCTAGTTATAATTTGCATGTAGTTGGAACTATGTATGCAAGTGGTTCTAGTCAAGATTATAAAATTAATATTAAAGACTATAAATTAGATCCTGGATTAATAGATGCATTGAGACCAGTAGAGTATAATTATAAAGAAGAATGGAAACATTTAGGAAAAAATCTAGTTAGCGGGAGACAAATCGGATTAATAGCGGAAGAAGTAGTTAAAGTAGCTCCAGATTTGGCTATTACTGTTAAAGAATTAGACAAAACTGTAGTAAGAAATGTAGATTATGAAAAATTAACTGTAGTTTTACTTGCAGAAGTTCAGGAGTTAAGAAAACGAGTAGCAGAATTGGAAAGAAAAAATGGATTATAAGCTAATAAGAAAAAATGATCTAGATCAAGTTTATCTAATGGTTGGAGATACTATTCATACCGTAATAGATAAAGCTTCTGCCGATTATAAATTTTTTGAACAATGGATGGCCGAAGGTAATACTCCACAGCCGGCAGATTTAGTTCCAGCAATAACACAGCTTCGTTGGCGTAGAAATGACTTGTTACGCCACTGCGATATTCCATGGGGATTAGCTGACTATAGTCATCCTAACAAAAACGCCTGGTTAGAGTACAGGCAAGCATTAAGAGATTTACCAGCAAATTCTCAACCAGAATTAGATGAAAATGAAAGATTGACCAATGTAGTTTGGCCAACTCCTCCAGGAAATTAATACTTAAATACATTATGGCACGATATAATACAGTCAGTACAACTAGTTCAGTAGCAGGAGGTAGTACAATTACTACACCTAGCAGTGGTTTGCTGACCACGTTAACTGGTAGCGGAACTGTAACTGTGCCAAATCCAGTTTACTATACTGGTCAGACACAATCATACTACAATTCAACTGGTAGTGCTATTATATTAAGCACACCTAGTGGTGTTATAAATGGCCCTGGATTAGGCGGCGGTGCAAATACTCTATCATTACCTGCTGGATCTATCATAACATTAATCAGCGATGGAACAAATTATTTGACACAAGATTGGTTAGGCGGAAATGTTAGTGCTTCAACATTAAGTGCAACATCTTCAGTTAACCTAAGCCCAGGTACAGGATCGGTGACAATAAGTCCTAGTAGTGCTGGTACAATTAATAATATGAGTATAGGTGCTAGTACAGCAAGTACAGGTGCATTCACTACATTATCTGCAAGTAGTACAGTAACTTTATCACCATTAAATACTAATGTAGTTATTCAACCAAGTGGAACAGGTGTAGTTACTATTAAATCAGCAGCCGCTGGTACTATAGATAATATGGCCATTGGATCTACTACTGCCAGTACTGGTGCATTTACATCTCTATCAACAACTACAACAGCTACTATTGGAACAAGTGCTACAATTACAACCACAGCAACGATAGGAACTACAACTGCTAGTACTATGAGTCCTACAGCATTTGCCTATAGTGGTGCTGCCAATGTGTCAGCTGGTGCTTGGGAAACTAGCTCAGGATTACTTGTTGGTAAAGCTGTTAATAATGGAGATACAAGTGTTTTTATTGGAACAGATAACGGTTCTACTAGATACGGTTGGATTGGGGCTGTTAATAAAAGTGTAGCTTATACAACATTAGCAATTAATCCCTCAGGTACTGGTAATGTATCTATTGGTAGCACTACAGCTAATGTAAGTTTAGATATTTCAAATCGTACTGATGCACTTGCATTGCCTCGAGGAAATACTGCACAACGTCCTGGTAGTCCAGTTGCTGGCTACATGCGTATGAATACACAAACTAGTTATGCAGAATTTTATAATGGTTCAGCATGGCAAAGTATTGCTGGGCCTTATACAGTAACATATCTAGTAGTAGCAGGTGGCGGTGGTGGAGGAACTAATGGTCCAGGGCCTGGTTATGGTTCTGGCGGTGGTGCGGGTGGTGCATTAACTGGAACATTCTTAGCTACTCCAGGACAATCATATACAATTACAGTTGGAAATGGAGGATCTTATCCGGCTAATTCCAGTTCAACCGGTACTAACGGAGGTGCGTCAAGCATCAGCGGTGGAACAGTTTCAGTTAGTGCCGTTGGTGGCGGCGGTGGCGCAAGTCCTAGTAGCTTGGTTGGACAACCTGGTGGATCTGGTGGTGGCGCTGGAGCAACAGCCGCTGGCGCTGGATCAGGAACTGCTGGACAAGGTAATCCGGGTGGAAATACCACTGGTCCTGGTAATGGTGGAGGTGGATGGGGAACTGCTGGTAATGCAGGTATTGGCGGAACTTATGCAGGCGGTGATGGCCAATCTAGTTCTATTACAGGATCTGGAACATACTACGCAGGCGGAGGAGGAGCTGGTGGTCCAACTACTCAATATCCTGGCGGCTTAGGTGGCGGAGGAGCTGGTGGCGGAAACGTAACAGCTTATGCTCCTCCAGGTAGTGCTAATACTGGCGGCGGTGGCGGCGGTGGCGGCGCTCCATCACCATATTACGGCGGAAACGGCGGAACAGGAGTGGTAATTCTATCTTATGCTTCAGCTAGCCAATTGGGATCCGGTGGAAATGTAACTTCATATACTTCGGGTGTAAAATACCAAGTTCATACGTTCACAAGTTCAGGTACTTATACTGCTTAGTGCATACATACTAAACATCGGAAAAATTACATGAACACAATAATAGAAGGATCAACAGTACAAAGCGAAACTCCAGGTGCCGCTTGGCTACTCAAAGCAGATGCTGTCCAAAATTGGACTTACTGGGACAATGCGTTTACTCCAGAAGAATGTGAAAAAATTATAGAAATTGGTAACAGCAAAATTCTTAAATCAGCAGTAGTTGGCGCCAAAGACGGTGGACTTGAAAAAAATACAGTTATAAGAGACAGTAAGATTGCATGGCTATACGGCAGCGATAATATGGAATGGGTCTTTCGTAGAATGACTGATATTATTAACAGTTTAAATACTCAGTATTTTAATTTTGAATTAACAGGGTTTTGTGAAGGTTTTCAGTTTACCAAATATGAAGCTCCTAGCGGTAACTATGGCATGCATATTGATCGAATGATTGGACACATGGTTAGAAAGTTATCCATTACTATACAATTAAGCGATCCTGAAAGTTATAAAGGTGGAGATCTTGCTATTCAAATTGGTATGACTCCAGAATTAATGAAGCGAGAACAAGGACATGTGGTTGTATTTCCTAGTTATGTACTACATGAAGTACAACCGGTAACCGAAGGAACAAGATATAGTTTAGTAGCTTGGATCAATGGTCCAGCTTTTAAATAGGAGATATAATGGGATCTTATGTTAAAGTTTTAAATGGCGTTGTAGTTGAAAGTATAAAAGCCGAGCCTGATTTTTTTAGAACTTTTCAAGATAATAGTCCAGGAGAATGGATACAAACTAGTTACAACACTAGGGGCGGTATACATTATGGACCAGATGGAAAACCTGACGGAGGCATAGCTTTAAGAGGTAACTATGCCGGTATAGGCATGATTTATGATAGTAAACATGATGTGTTTTATCATCCGCAACCTTATCCTAGTTGGACATTAGATACCAATACTTGGTCTTGGCAACCACCAGCTCCGTGGCCAGAAGATCCAAATCAGCCTTGGGTGTGGGACGAATCTACAAAATCTTGGAAGCTGGAAGAAGTTAAATAACATATGGCACGATATAATACAGTCAGTACAACCGGATCAGTAGCAGGTGGCAATTCAATTGCTACACCTTATAGCGGATTACTGACTACATTAACCGGATCGGGTACTGTTACACTTCCTAATCCTACTTACTATGCTGGTCAAACACAAACTTATTACAATTCAACCGGAGCTAATATTGTATTAAACACACCTAGTGGTGTGTTTAATGGCCCGGGTGCAAGTAGTTCTAGCAACATTACTTTACCAGCAGGTTCAATAATCACAATAAGCAGTGATGCAACTAATTATCTTGTTGAAAGTTGGTTAGGAGGCAATAGTGTTGCAGTAACATTAACTGCTTCTGGATCAGTAACTTTAAATCCATCAAACAGCAGTATTAGTCTACAGCCAACTGGAACTGGTACAGTTAATATAGCACCTGGAACTGCTGGTACTATAGATAACATGGCTATTGGCGCAACTACTAGATCAACTGGTGCATTTACTACATTAACAGCTAATGGCGCAACAACACTAACTAGTAATGGAGCCGCAAGTGCTTATAATACATCCGGTGCCGCATTGCTAGTCGGCGGCGGCGTTGGTATTGCAGGAGCAGTTTATACAAATAGCACAGCTACATTTGCCAATACACTTACTGTAAGTTCAGGTGGAGCAGTTGTAACTGGCAATTCTTCTGTTACTGGTACACTTCAAACTACCGGATTGAATACTATTACAGTTACATCTAGTACTTCTACACTAGCAGGAACACATATTCAATTGACTAATCCTAGCGGATCACAGATAGTAATAGGTGCTAGTTTTAATAGTGTAAACAAAGGTAGTTTGAGATTTGATACTTCAGGTAATGTTATTTTAAATGCCACTAGCGGTAATTTTTATTTTAATAATGATACTAGTCCGATTAGTATTAATTTAATTAACGGCAGTACTACATTCTTATCAACTAGTGGAAGTAATGGTATAAGTGTTCCAGGTACAGTTTCTGCTGGAACTTTTAGTGGATCAGGTGCAAGTTTAACTGGAACTGGTAGTAGCTTTACTGCTGGAGCAGTAACTAACGGTGTTTATACTAACACTGGTAACACATTTACACAATTCGGCGGTGTTAACAGTAATTATGCTAAGTCGGGATCAATTTTAATTCCAATGCAGTTGCACAACTCAGCAACAGGCCAAGGCTTAGGCGTTCCGACAACTATCAGTCCAGGTTCAGAACAGTATTTTAATGCGCTTGGAAATATGAGTTGGCCGCAAGGCAGTCGTGTTCGTCTGTGGTTAGTTGTTAACGTACAAGGTTCACCTGATATAACTGAAAATACTACATTAAATATACACATTAATGCAATCGGATCTGCCACACCATACGATAGCGGATTTAAACTAAGTAATTGGACAGTATATGGTAGAGATTGGGGCGATAATTATCAAGATCATAATATTAGTCCAATGTTTTATATGGGAAATAATAACTACGGTTTATATATTAAAAATACCGGAAGTACTAATTATGTTCAAATATTTGGATACGGCTTTATAGCCGAACCTCCAGATGGTTATGTATCTTCAGGCTAAGTAGTATAGGAGGATTCCTATGCTATTAAACCAACTAATACTACAGATACCAAATGCTGTAGATTCTACTTTTTGTAAAAAATATATTGATTTTGTAGAACAACAAAATTATCCTATAACAACTAATACAAAAAATTTTGTCCAACGCCCTTTAGAAGGTGTTGATCTTTCAGAAGTTGCCATTTCTTTACAAAATATGCTGGGATATTATCAACAGACTGTGCCTGTTTTTAATTTCTATGCGACGCCAGTCAAATTAGAAACACCCGTAGTTAAAAAATATCAGGCAGGAGGTAAAGATTATTTTGGAGAACACATGGATAACTGTGATCACATTACCTCTACAAGATTTATGGCATTTCTTATCTATTTGAATGATGTAGAAGAAGGTGGAGAAACAGTATTTCCACAGTTAGGTATAAGTATTAAACCAAAAGCGGGAACATCAGTGATATTCCCTCCGTATTGGATGTTCAAACATAGGGCAGAAGCCCCTGTAAGTAACAATAAATATATCATGACAACATATTTTAGATATGCTTCTACAGAAGGAGAATAAACAATGGCACTGACACAGAACTTTGAAAGCGATTTTGGTACAACACATCCAAACGCATACTACAGAATTATAGCAATAAGAATGGATCACAATACAGATATTCGAGCAGTAGATCTCGAAGGAAACCCCTTACCTGCTCCAATTAAACGCTATAGTGATATACATGCAGATGTAGCAATTTGGAATGATCAAACATCTTATAATAATGGTGCTAAACCTATTGGAGGATTTACTCATAGAATGACATATCAACCAACACAAGGTAATGTGCTTGCAGAATTGTACACTGATATGAAAGTTAAGCTCGAATTTATGGCAACTGCCAAAGATGCATAATTATTAACAGTGAATTCCACTATAGTATCTCAAGTATCGTTAACTACTTCCGAAATAGATTTTATAAAAACTAAAATCTTAGGATATGCACTGCCTTGGCATAGAAATCCTGCACAAACTTATACAGAACCCGACGAAAAATTTAAAGGGCGAGCCGGAAATACATTTTGGTTTAGTCATCCATTAATGGATCGAGCAGAAAAGCCATACTGGGATCCTGATCAGTCGGGCAAAATAGTAGATCCATCTTTATATTCGTTTTTTCATGTTATTTTTTCTAGGCATTTAAGAGAACAAAATATAGAATATAAAACAATCCTGCGATCTAGTCTTAACCTAGTAGTACATAGCAACTATGAATTTACAGTTCCTCATGTAGATCATTTTTTCCCTCACTGGAATTGGGTCATGTATCTTAATACTGTAGAAAATGCTCCTACAGTTTTGTTTGACGAAAATATGGAAATTATAGAATCTGTTCAAGCAGAAGAATTTAAAAGTGTTATATTTCCAGGAGTAACACACGCCCACAAATTCCCTCCAATTAATCAAGATCGATGTGTTTGTGTCTTTACGTTTGCGTAATTAAATTAATATAATTTCTATGATCATCAAACATAGGAATTATTTTACTCCACGATTCTTTTATCAAATCCAAAGTATTATTAGATTGTTGTGTTGCTTGATAAAATTCTAATTCATTTTTAGCAATATTTTTATCAAGCAATTCTAAACCGTCTAAGACATTTAGATATAGAACACTATTAACAGTTCTACTTAGTGTCATAAAATCTAAATCTCTAGGAATTTTATACTTAACAGCATCTAATAAATTAGCAGTATTAGAAGATATTTTATCATTCCATCGATCTATCCAAAACTGTTCTTTGCGTTTAGTTCTATAATGTATTACAATGAAATCTCTAAAAGAATCATACATATCTCCTATGTATTGATTATATTTTTCATAATTATAATCCGTTAAGGTATATTCTTCAAAAAATACTTTAAGTTGCTCTAATGTAGAATGTATGCT